AACAAAGAGCTTATTTTGTGGCCTGATAATGATCCTGCTGGCAAAAAACTAGCTGATCTCATACAGGACTTTGCTTTGGCTGCTGGTGCTAGGTCGGTCACAATGCTTACGCCGCCTATGGGTAAACCCGAAGGTTGGGATGCTTCAGATGCTTTATCTGAGGGCTACAATATAGAAGAATTTGTTAATACTAAAGCAAAGATAACCAAAACAAATATTAACCTTCTTGATGATTCTTTTCTTGTAAGTCGGTTTGCCGGGGCTGCACCCGAACAAAAGTTCTTAATTGATGGCACGTTTCCGCTCGGGGTTCCTATTCTGTTTGCTGCTGCTGGTGATGCTGGCAAAGGCATGATGACCTTGGATATGGGCATGAAGGTAGCGTCAGGCAAGCCAATGACAAACACGTTTGGCGGTCTGGTTAAAGAGTTCGGGAATGTGGTGATTTTTACTGCTGAAGATGACGAAGCTGAGATGCACAGGCGGGTTGAGCGGCTTGATCCATTTGAGGAGCGGCGTGGTTATCCGCATGACTTAAAGATTGTATCGCTTCCAAATGTAGGCGGTGTGTTTGCAATCATGAACGAGTCCAACGGCGAGTTCAGCACAACAGCAGAGTTTGAGAAGATATACGAACAAATCTTGCAGATGAGTAATTTGAAATTGATCGTGTTTGATCCGCTGGCATCTTTTGTTCATGCGGATGTCAACGCTGATCCTGCTGCTGGCGCTGCTTTAACAGGTCTGCTGGCTCGTATGGCGACAGAAACAGGTGCATCTGTACTGGTTTGCCACCACATGACGAAGATCAAAGACGATGCAGTGGTTAAAACACCAGAGCAAGCTCGTAACCTTATTCGGGGTACAACGGCTCTGGTCGATGGTGTCAGGTCATCGTTTGCCATGTGGCAAGTTGATACTACCCGTGGAAAGAAAACATGTGAACGGTTGGGTTTACCTTACCAGCGCAACAGTTGTTTTGATGGCGCTGTGGTCAAGTCTAACGGGCCAGCCAGTAGAAATGTTCGGCATTTTGTCCGAGATCCAATGACTGGGCTGCTAAATGATCGAACTGAAGAAATTAAATCACTGAGCAGTGGCACGATGCTTGAGATGAAGCTAGATGCCATGTTTGATTGGATTATTCATTGTGAGCGCGAAGGTGTGGCTCTAACGCATATGAGTGGCAACAACGGGGTTCATAAGCGTTCAGAGGACGCTGATGCTCCTGAGATACTGCAAGGCATCGGAAAGCAGACGTTAGAGGGGTATGTTCGGACATTGCAGCAGGATGGTCGGATTGATAAGTTTCAGTTGACCGCAACAGGCGGCAGGGTATGGCTCGGAGCAGTTGATGGGCCTATGAGTCGTGGTGAATATGAAGCTGTTACAGCGAGGGATAACGTATGAAAAGAGCAGAGGTGCTGGACACAGCGAAGAAGTATGTAACGAAAGACCGGGCAGCAGATCACGGTGCTATGGAGGATAATTTCCGAACAATTGCTCGGTATTGGTCGATTCACTTGGGAATGGACATTACCCCGGGCGATGTAGGTGTAATGATGAGTCTGCTCAAAATTGCTCGTATTAAAAGTAACGTGAGTCACGAAGATAATTACATTGATGGCTGCGGTTATCTTGCATGCGCGGCAGAGTGTGAAAAAAATACTTAGTTTTTTTATTGACAAGTATGCAATCACTTCTTATATCTGTTATCAGCGACTATCAATGGAGGTTTATCATGACTTACAAAATTGAAAATAATATTCCAATACCCGCTAATGATGGGCGTGGGCGTGGAAAAAGCAAATTGCGTTCAACTATAGAGAAAATGGAAATTGGAAACAGTATCGTCATACCTATAAAGAAGTTAAGGGGCGTACATCAAATCGCGTATGCGTTAGGCATAAAGGTCATAACCAGAAAAATTAATTCAGATGAAACTCGTGTCTGGCGTATTGCACATGACGGGATGCTGGAGGTCAAAATAGATGGCTAGATCAACAAAATATCTGGAAGCACAGGCGTTGCTTAATCAAACGATCAACGCCGTGCATAGTTTAGTTACCAGTGATGCTACTGAAGCCGAAGTCGAGTTGTTACTTGGCGCGGCAGGTGGATTGCAGGAAGCGCAGTCAATGTTGATTAAGGCAAGGTTGAGGGTAGAGAACGATGGCTGAGACAAATACATGGGATGGCGTTGAGCGTATGGCTAATGACATGAAAAAGCGTAATTTGGGCGTTGAGGAAGACGGTCCTGTTTTGGCGAACATGGTGCAAGCGGCTTTGGCTGAACCAAAGAAGGGTTTTGCTATGTATACTGGCGGAAGTGTCGCTGAAGCCATGAGGCGCAATATGCAAGCTGATATGGCAACGATGCAAAAGTTTATGGTGGACAATACACTTTTGGACGAAATTGTTAAAGCGTCTTTTGTTAAGCCACAAACATTGCTTGCTATGTTGCATAGGGCTATGCCGTGCTTTGATAGCATGTGGGTGGAGTGGGATGAACATGCACGTTTGCAATCAAGAAAAAAGGCGCATGATAAATATACTCCAGATATGTATATTCAGTTTAATGATGATGATAGGTTTGTTGATGGTTCACGAGTTGGGTATCACATCCGCAAAGTAAACGACAAAATCATTTACGCTAAATACCAAATAACAACACAAAACGGTGTGGAGCAAATTGGAGCCTATCCATTAGGTTTTTCGATTTCTAATATTGACAGAATGTTCTCTGATCAAAATGAAATGCTTGCGGCAAATTACAATCAAGTAACTTCTGATATTATTTTCGCGCCTTGGTATTACGCAAAGTATAGTAAAGATCCTGTTCAAAAAGAGTTCTTGGACGATATTATGTTTAAATGTGGCATCGTTCAAACAGCGGCTATGCACTGGTCTATACCTGCACAAAAGTTCAAAATGGGTTGGGAAAAAGATGAAATGTCTGAGTTAGTCAGGCGTAACTTTTTGCCCGGTCATGGTGATGAGCAAGGTTTTGGAATGGGAGATGTCAGGTTTTTAATCGCGCTACTTAGTACGCTTAATTACGATCAGGTTATTCATCTAAGCACAACACCGCCAAAAAAGATTGATCATGTGCGGTTTGGTCGTGTGGTTCCAAAGAACGAGTACAAGGTGGTAACAATTCAGTTACCCAAGCCTCGTGGTGTAAAGATCTATGAGCAGATGTTTACAGGGCATGGAACGCCCAAGAGAGAGCATTGGGTAAGAGGACACCATAGACGTATCAGAGGGCGTAGTGAGCCAACGTGGATACCGCCTCACATAAGAGGCAACCCAGAGTTGGGTACTATCGTTCATGATTATAAGTTGGAGGGCAGGTAATGAACGTGCTTAGTTTGTTCGATGGTATGTCGTGTGCAAGGCTGGCTCTTGATAGGGCTGGCCTACCTGTTACAAAATACTTTGCCAGCGAGATTGATCAATACGCAATCAAAGTTGCCAAGGCTAACTATCCCGACACAATACATGTGGGCAGTGTTCATAACGTAATATGGCCTGAGATATTTGACGGTGAGCCGATTGATCTGTTGATCGGCGGCAGTCCGTGTCAGGGATTTTCGTTTGCGGGTGGTCAGTTGGCGTTTGATGACCCGCGCAGCAAATTGTTTTTTGAATTTGTTCGTGTTTTGAAAGAGTCCAAGCCGAGGTATTTTCTGTTGGAAAATGTCAATATGAAGCAAGAGTTCCAAGATGTCATAAACGAACAATTAGGGTGCAAACCCGTGGATATTAATTCCAATATTGTCAGCGCACAAAACAGGCGAAGGCTTTACTGGACAAATATTCCCGTCAGGTCGTTGCCGAAAAACAAGCGTATATACCTAAAGGACATATTGGAAGATGGCTTTACAGACCGCGATAAAGCGCATTGCGTGGATGCAAATTACTTCAAGGGCGGCAATCTAAAGTCATACTTTGAAAAGCACAGGCGGCAGTTGGTGTTTGATTTCGCTGATGAAGCGGACGCAGAAGGCACAGTTCTGGCTGGAGAAGCTGATCTGAAGGGGCATGACTACAACAGGCGTGTGTATCACCCAGATGGCAAGGCACCAACGCTTGCAGCGGCCTCTGGCGGCAATCTGGAGCCGAAGATATTACAGATCGCCCGTGGCGCTAATAAAGGCGGTATTAGGGCGGACAATGGTAAAGTCCCGTCTATGACAAGTTCATCATGGGAAAATAACAATTTGTTGCTTTACCCTGCGTCTATCGTAGGCCGTAGGCTAAATGACGGTGTGCGCGATGATTACAACAAAGACGTTCCTGTTAGTCAGTGCCTAGAGGTGCATGACACCAAGGGTAAGGCTAGATGTCTGTCTACAGTGGAGAAGGATACGCTTGTGTCCCCATTGCCAACAGGACGCTATCCAGATGCGTATAGCGATGACATGCGGCTTATGTGGCGTAAACTAACGCCAGTCGAGTGTGAACGGTTGCAGACCGTTCCAGATAACTACACCAACCATGTATCAAATACACAAAGATACAAAATGTTGGGCAATGGCTTTACAGTTGATGTAATAGCTTTTTTATTAGAGGGCATAAAATGACTAATTACGAAAGACACGGAAGTGATGATTATTGGCAAGAGTATTATGGTCAGCTAGAAGGCGCTAAGATTACCAAGTTCTGGATGGGTGATGATGGATACCCTACATTCGGGTTAGTTCATCCCAAGTTGGGGGCTTTGGTCATTGAAGTTAGCCGTGACCCGGAGGGCAATGATCCCGGGTTTCTGTTTATTAGCGATGGAAAGGGAGGCGATTGAGGTGATGACAACATATCAAAGACGAGGACATTTTCGTATGCAAAATGGCAATAGGGTTTGGGTTAACTCAACGGTTTGTGAAAAAAGCAAGTCTAGTAAGGAGGCTACAATGGGATTTAAAACAGGAAACTACATGACTGGTATCGGGTTTTTACTCGTGTTGCTGATGTCAGCAGTCGAGCCTATGCCGCACAGCTTTGAATTGTTCTGGTTACATGTCGGGACTCTGATGATCGGGGCAATGCTGATGGGTTCGGGAGCATACCTTACATGGAAAGGAAAATAGAATGAAGGTACCTACAATAGAAGAAATTAAGGACGCTCTTAGATTGGTAAGTGATAATCCACCGTACAGGCAAAAGATCAGCCGTGATAAAGCTAAAGAACAGGGATTAAAAACATTCTTTACTGGTAATGCCTGTGTACATGGGCATGTTTCAGATCGTCTGGTTTCAAACGGCAATTGCGTAGATTGTTATTATGTTAATGGGGGGTGTTCTTGATACGTTCTTGTTTGGGTTTAGAAGTTTAGAAACCCAAAGTTGGTACCCCAAAGTTCATAAAGTTGTTATGTATCAATGGGTTAAGAGGTTTTGGTTTGGGTTTGCAATGATAGCACAAACAAAGCAAAATAGGGGTCGTAAGTTATTGAAAAGGCTCAAAGTTTAAGGTTTGGGTTTTTCTCCCTATTACATAGGGGTATAGGTATAAACAAACCTATACCCTGTAACGTGTGGTTGCTGCACCAGTAACCAGAGGAATTGTTCTACTTAGGAGGGCGTAATGCCGAATGTCGGAGAAGATCTACCAAAGGAACAGCGTCTTGCTGGACACAAAAGATTAACACCACAGCAGCAACAGTTTCTGGATATGTATCTGCACAAGGATATGACACAGACTGAAGCGGCTCGTCAGGCAGGGTACAAAAACCCCACAGTGCAAGCTGTGAGGCTGTTGCGTAATCCAGTGGTAGCGGAACGCCTACAGGAGATGAGACTGGAGACACAGGCTCGTTTCGGGGTAACAATCGACAAATCTATTCGGGATCTAAAAAAGATTAGAGATCAGGCGTGGGAAATGGGCAAATTCAGCGATGCGTTGAGAGCAGAAGAGCTACGTTTGAAGGCTGCGGGACTACTGATCAACAAGCAGCACGTTGTCAAAGAGGAGATCACAGCGAACACAAAACAGGATATTGCGAACAAATTGGCTGAATATAAGCGATTGGCTGAGTCTCGTATGGTAAATGTAACACCAGATATGGGTATTATTGAGCATGACCCACAAGATATAGTGAAAGATAGCGGATAACCCAGATATTCCCATAAAACACTCCGCGTGGGGGGAGGGGGCGGCGACCATCGGGCTTTTCGGGCCTATACCAGTAGAATTGTTCGGGTTCGGGGTCATCGGGCTGCTGATCGGGGCATCGGGATCGGGATTCATCGGGATCGGGCTTGACATCGGGGTTGCATCGGGGTCATCCTGTCCTCTCCTCCCTTAGAAGAGACTCCTCGGTGGCCCCGTGCCGCCGGGGTTTTTTCTTCGGAACCCGTACAATTGTTCGGGATCGGGGCTGCGCCGTCCCCGGCGACCTCCCCTAGATCTAGTTGTACACCCCCGGCACCCAGTTGCTGCTGCCCCCGGAAGCCTCCCAGTAATTTAAAACCAGTACAATTGTTCGTATTGTTTTTGCCGTCCCAGTTGTCAGCGGTTTTGTACCACATGATACTTTTTTATTTTTTTTCTTTCTTTTCTTGTTGACAGTGTGTGCAATGATTGCTATATATAAGTACAGAAGGAGGGCAAACGCCATGACTAAAGTTCATCATACAGTGTACAAGAAAAATTATCGTAAATATATTTTAGATCACATCGATCAGGACCACGATGGTAATCAACTAAGCTCAGACAAAGAAAAGATCAAATTTTTATTTGATCGTTTCAATTCTGAATACGGATGGAACATACAAAGAGTAGGCAAGAGAAAAGCTATGATTGAATGGCTTTCTGGAGTGGCTATTAGCTTTGCCATCTATAACAATGAAATAATAGATTTAGCCATTCGCATGGGTTCAATTGATGAGAACCCAGATGATCGTTTGGTTGATCGTGTTTTAGATAATTATTTTCCGTTTATGGCTAATATTATTCTAGGCATGGAATCAGAACTGGAGGTAATTAATGAGTAAACTTTATTTCGCCTATGGCTCTAACCTGAACAAGAGCCAGATGGCATTGCGTAGCCCCACCGCCAAGGCGTTGGGGTCTGCGTACTTTCCGAATTGGAGGCTGGTCTTTCGGGGCGTAGCCGACATAGAAGAAGGTGACGAGCAGGACTTGTTGCCTGTCGGGATCTGGAGCATTGAAGAATCAGATGAAGCGGCGCTTGATCGGTATGAAGGCGTAAGTTCGGGACTCTATCGCAAGGTGGAGATCAACGGGATGCTAACCTATCGGATGAATCAATCGGGGATACACAGCCCCAGCAGCTATTACTTTGATACTATCCTGAACGGGTATCGGGACTTCTCTTTGGACACTTCCGAGCTATACAACGCGAGGGATAATGCCCACTTTGAGGATCGCGGGGGGTGGGGGTATGCTTCATGGATGTAAATTGTTCGGGTTATTCTGGGCCGTGGCCGGGTGCTGCGGCCCATTTTTTTTGCCCAGTCCCCGGCAGCACTGGCAATAACCCGAACAATTGTTCTGGTTTATCAAGCCGAGCCCGGGCAGCACCGGGTTGAATCAGATCGGGGATCGGGCTTCGGGCTTCGGGGTCGGGGTTAGCTGCCGCTGCCAGTTACTGACTCTCCCTTTTTTCACGCGCACACACACCCGCCCTCCCGATCAATAATAAAAAAAATCAAAAAACACGAACAATTGCCCTTGTTTATGCAGTGTTTGCATGGTATAGAATAAGACAAGAGGCCGAAGGTAGGCCTTCAACACTAGAAAAAAGGTAATGAAAACAATGACTTACTTAACAAACACAAGCTTTCTAACTGCTGGCATTGAATTAGAGTTTCACAACAAGCGCGGTTTATATCGTTCTGTTGACCAATGGCGCACACTGTTGACCGATGCCGGTTTTAATTGGTTGCAGGTAAAATACGACGGTTCCGCAAATGTTGATGTGGAAATTGTCTTCCCTCCAATGCCTGCGCATGGTGCCGGTGGATCATTGGAAGATATAAACGCGGTTATGCAATTTATTGAAACCAATGGTGGCAAGGTATCAAAAAAGGGTTGCGGTTTACATATTCATATCGGCAATCGTGCCGTGAAAGATATATCGCCTGCTTACTATTGGACGCATTCAAAAGGCACAATGGCATCACGTAACGGCTATTTTATGCCTGTTGATGATCAATGCCACGATGTAATGCCAATGGCATTAGTTAAGGATGTGCTTATTAGATATGCCAATCAACAGAATGATGTTGATTTATTGCTTGCACCGTCACGGCGCGAGAATGGTTGCCAAGCGCGTTTCTGCCATTCTATCCGCCGCATTGGTGACAGTGGACGCAATCAAAACGAATTCAACAATGCGACTAGCGCGAATGAATTGAACCAAATACTAGGCAGAAAATTTGCTAGCGTTTCACTTGATACATGGGCAAGGGTTGGCACTATTGAATTTCGCCAACACCAAGCTACATTAGAGATTGCCAAGCTAGAGGCATGGTGCTTACTTATTGATGCCATGTTTAGACATAGCGACGCGAACCGCATTGACTACACCGCATTGCGCACTGTTGAAACATCTACACCCGAGCAACCATATCGCAACGGTTCGCGCATTGGTATGATGTGGTCTATTATTCGTTGTGATGGTGGCGCGACGGTTTCAGAAATATCCAATGTAACAGGATGGGATGCTAGCACCATTCGCGCTAGGGTTTCTGAAATGCGCTCACAACATGGCGACGATGCTATCATATGCCACAATCAGC